AGCCAAAGGCTGGCTACTGTTGCTCCGATAAATCCGATGATGAATCTTTTGCGGTGTGCTGTCTGTTGACGAATCTGAACGTTGATACTTTTGGCCTTTCTCTCGGTGCAATCTTCACAGGTAGTACACCTGCGCGGGTTGCTTGTTGCTTGATCTGGACGAAGACGTGGGTCTTGTCCCATGCGCTTGGGGCTTGTCCCAATGCTAAGCGCCGATCAATGGGGAGTGTGCTTGCAAAAATGCCATAGTCAATTGTACTAGGGTCTTTCATGGCGTATTCAAGACATGAGTTGTTTTTAAATAGCGGGCATTCTTGGCAGATTTGCATAGCCAGGACTGCTGTCTTCACAGTTTCCATAGTCTTTGCCACGATGGCTGGCTTGTTGCCAGAACCTACCTCAGACTCAGGGAACCACCACTCAGGATCATACTCAGGATTTGCACAGGATGCTCTCAATTCATTATTCATTGTCGTTTGCTTTCACATCTAGGTCGTTGCTCATGTCTTTGAGTGCCTGCTGGTAGCCTGTTAGCCAGGCTTCTTGTAATGCTCGCTCTGTTATCTTCTCAATGTCACGCAATACTCGCGTGTTTTGTTCGCGTATGCTCATTTCTTACCTTTCAATCGCTGCCAGTGACGTTTGCGCTGGCGTAGTTGTATTAAAACCGTATTTCACGGCTTTGTCAAGCATTGCGCAGGCACGTGCGCCTCAAAACGCGGTAAAGTGCGAAAAGCCCGCGTCGCTGCCAATAGCGTAGACGCGGGCGGTAGAAGTACTATCTAGTAGCCATTTAGACATTTTGTGCGTGTATGTCTAAGGTGTTGCTTGAGTGTTTCCCGCAAGGTGGGATAGTACGCAACAACGCCACAAGCGGGGCAGGTGGCTATCCACTCTCCCGCCTGTGGGTCGTATTCGTAGCAGGATTGTGCTACAGCCACGACGGAAAGTCTGGTGTCTCTAATCGCTCTACCTGCCTAGAGGCGCGGATTAGATCAACGAGGGCGATGACAGTTTCGTCTAGCCTGTCCTGTTCGGCGTTGAGGCGGTAGAAGTCTGCCTCTGCCTCTCGTGCCTTCTGTTTCCAATACTCTAGGCGGTTCATGCGCTTATCTCCTCGGTGTCGAATGTAATAATCTCGTCGTGATACTTTTCGGCGTCGCACACAAAACACCAATAACAGCCCGCGTCTACCTCTCTCCATGTGTGACGGTGTCGGTTCATACCTTCATCCTTTCCATAAGGTTGATGATGTCCTGCTCTTGAAAATCAAAATCCGCAAAATCCTCTTGATCGAATTGGAAATTATCCAATAGACAGGTAAGCGCGACGGCTAGAATTAACTTATCTCTAGCCATTTATGCCACATCGCTCTCGTTGTCGTAACACTCACACAAATGCCCGCAGGTGTAGCAGACCCACATTCCTGAAAAATGCGTAAAGTATCCAAATTGAGGCACGCCGTTGCGAGTTACAAAATAACGCCCAAAATCATCTTGTGTTGCGCCGTCTATACGGCGTGTATCTTCTAGCGTTGTCATTATGCGTTAGCCCCTTCCAATTCTTCTGCCTTCTCTTCTAGGATTGTGATAGCAAGTTCGCGCCAATTGACGCGATACAAGCTGCCAATGTCTTTAAGCATTGTTAGCCCTTCCTGTGACATTTCGGCAATGTCTGCAAATGCGTCATCAAAAAGAGCCTCTAAAGATTCTTCTAGGCACATGAGAGGTTCGGTGCAGCAGTCGGTATGTTGTGCCAATTCCTGCACAGTTTCGTACAGCCCGCGGTCATTGTTAATCCAGAGCATGGTTGCCCATGTCTCGCGGTTAGTCCAGCCTTCGTAACTTTCACACATTTTAAGCCCCTTCCAATGGGTAATAGTCTGATAATAGGCTCATCAGCACACGCGTTACGTGTGGACGGGGTTGCCCCCGTTTCGCCTTAGTTGTTGTACGCCTGCCATTCGTTAGCAAGGTTTAAGTTTTGCAAGTCATCTAGCCCGTATTTATTCATGAGATACATGCAGAACTTTACCTTGTCTACTTCATCTAATCCAGGCGCGTATCTATGCACTGCAAGCGCTAATTCTTTCATGATTAAGCCTTCCATGTTGTGCCACACGTTACGCCTTCGGCGGTGTGTGAGCAGGTTGTAATTGTCCAATGATGGTTGAGATAGTTCACTGTCAAAAATAGGGCGGTGACGGCTAAGAGCCAGACAACGACACGTCCGCGTGTTGTGAGGCGCATTATGCTATCTCCAATCCTTTTAGCCAATTGCGGGTACTTGTGCAGGTCTGACATTCATTCCACTCACTTAAAAAGTCACCATTTAAGGCAATTGTGCGCTTGTAATTCTTTTGGCACTTGTCGCACATGTCGTAGCGGTAAGCCATTTATGCCACCTCGCCACGAATTGCGGAAATTGTGCGTGCCATAAAATCGGCGAAAGTCTGCAGGGCTTGAAGGTTAATGCCACTGTCTAAGTCTTTTTCACGATTAGGGAAAAAGGTGGTTACGTCGTAATAGTTGCGCAATGCGAAGATAGCAAGATCATAGTCTTTTGCACTTGCGTTAGCGGTTAAGGCGTAAGCATTAACGACTTTAGCCGTAAATTGTCTTTCGTTGATAGCCATTTTTTAAGCCCTTCCATTGGCTTGTGTTGCGTGGGATTTTCCCACTGTCTGATTGTATTCACACCTTTTGGCAAAAGTCAAAACTATTTTGGCACTAATTTTGATAACGATTAGGTAACAATTTCGGACCAGTTGCGGCGATAAATTGTCGATAATTAGCAGTCACCAGCGGCGAGTGCTAGCGGGTAGTTGTCTCACTATATGAGATAGCAAGTTGTAGGATGCTGGATGCTGGCTGCCCGGCATGGCTCACTATGCGGAAGGCTAGCGTCTCAAATGGTGCCTCGAAATGGTGATAGGGACAGTCACTCACCACTCGCCCCGCAACACTCAACAATCAGCCAACGACAGGTCATTACCACCCCGAAACGTCCGACAATGCCGTCAAAACAATCCAATACTGTGCGTAAACGCGGGCGGTAAATCTAAACAAAACGGGCAAAACTGTCTAAGGCTCAACCCCAGGGTTTTTAACTACGGGGTGATACTACTATTACTATCCACCACAATATTTTTTCTAAATATAGGCGCCGAGGCTCAAACGGTAATTATTTTTAAACCAATATAGGCTCTGACCTGCGGTTTTACTTAGTGTGACGAACATCACACGGTCCAAGTAGGGATAAACGGCTTTTATCCCGCCTTAGTATATATAGGGGTTAAAACAAAATACGTCCGCCCAGTTCGGCTCTAGGCACACTGAGCCTCACAGCGAAGTTGCCGCTGAGACGAACTACGGTTACCCAATGGCAGCCCTTAGAGGCTGCCTTTAACCCATAGGTTAGGCGCCCCTGGCGCCCCCCAAATACAACCACAACATTGCCCATAGGCAATGCTTCGCAGTGGGATAGGTCTAATCTCACCACATAGGGAGAGATTCACCCAATGGCTAAACCAAAGAGCAATTCGTACAAGTTAGCCCCAGAGGCTACCTTGTCCGCCCCAGAGGCTAAAAAGCGCCTTATCGCGCTGATTGCCGATGGTGTGAAAATTGAAGACGCTTGCCGCGCAGTCGGCAAGAGCGTCAAGTCTTATGAGTATTATCGCGTCTCTGATCCGCAGTTTAAAGAAGCAGTGGATCTTTCACGCGTCATCCAGAAGCGCAAGGGTGTAGTAAGCGAAGATGACGCGAACATATCGTTCGAGGACTTTCGTGCGAAGTATTTGAATTCCCAGACTTTTCCACACCAGCGCAATATCACCTCACTTCTTGAAGAAGGTGAACCTGCCTGGCTACACGGCAATATGGTCTACGAGCCAGGATTTAAGAATTACGTTCTAGTCAATATGCCACCTGAGCATGCCAAGTCCATGACAGTCTCCATTGACTATGTGACATATCGAATCGTCACAGATCCGAACGTCCGTATCAAGTTGGTATCTAAGACTCAGTCAATGGCCAAAGAATTTCTCTACGCTATCAAGCAACGCCTGACCAGTCCACAGTGGGCAGAACTTCAGCGCCGCTACGCTCCAGTCGAAGGCTTTAAAGCCACCGCTGAGAAGTGGACGCAAGATGCTATCTACCTAGAACGTGACTCAGGTGAAAAAGATCCTACAGTCCAAGCCCTTGGTATTGGCGGACAGATCTACGGCGCACGTGCTGACCTAATC